CAATATGATCATAATTGCAAGAATCATTGAAGCCTGGAGAGACGCGAGAATCTTCGAGTTCCCGACTGAGCCCCGGGGCAAACTCTGGCATTTATTAAAGTACCCCCAATACGGGCTATGGCTGGCATCGGCGCTCACTTATTTTATCTTTATAGTTTTAGAAATATATCCAGATCGTTTGTGGATTTATAGTCTATGGGTGACGGCGTATGTGGTCTTGGTAGATATCTGTTGTGCATACTGGGTTTTCGAGTGGTTCCTGGCATTCTTTAGAAAAAGCATGAAACGAACCGCTAGAATGGGAAGGATATTAATGTAGGTTCGTAAGCGTAGAAAATTAGGATAGAAACATGAATGAAATTAAATTGTCATCTAAACAAGTTGAAAATTGGAGAAAAATATTGGTGTGGATGATTGGCCCCTATGCTCAAATTATGAGTATAGATGAAATACAAAGATTCCGAGATACTATGCAAAAAAAAGTAGATACTCTTAAATTAAAACCAAAATAGGATTCAAGCCATGAAAACAAAATCATTATACAATTTATTGTTTTGTATTTCGTTATTTCTTTTGTGGATGTTTTTACTTTTCACTCTACCAAGTTGTTCTAAGCATCACCCACACGAACCGATTATAGATGTTCCGCCAGATACCATAGCCGTGATTGATACGCTTATCATCCACGAGCACCATGATCACCCGTTCGGCGTGGCCTGTAATACTGTGGACGTGACTATCGAGTTTATTTTAATCGGCGATCAGTCAGCTCCGAACGTTTACGCTATATTCAGAAACGGAGTTGAGGTTGATCGGATCATTATTATGGAGACTTATGTCGAGCCGACAGAATTAACTTTTGTGCGTGAGTTTTTGAATATGACTTTGGGCGAGGTTATAGCAATCAAGAAAATTGAAGGTAGCAAGGCGGAAACGATTGGGTCTGCAATAATTGAAATTAAATGTTCGTAAAGAGATTTATTGTTAAAAGATGATTTGAGAAAAAATGAGAAGATACCCTAGAGTTGAATTGACTGAACTTTGTCGGGCATTCGGATTACCGCCAAATGTTTCATGTTTGAGTCCGAAGGTTGTTGGGGAATAATATCATATAGAATCAGATACTTATGTTTTTGGAAAAACTGAGTGGCATCCAAAATGTTATTGGCCATATATTCCCGGTAAATTTGTAATGATAAGCAGTAAATTTAAATCGGTACGGCCCAGTGTGTATGATTAAGCCGAACAAATTGTTTATTGTTAAAAGATGTCCGCGATGTGGGCAAGCATGGGAAAAAATAGGTAGAGGAAACGCCCATCACGGAACCGACTGGCCGATGATATCAAAGCTTGAGAAAAAGATTTGTGTTTCATGCAGGAAAAAATAGGAGGCTATTGACGTGAAAATAACACATGAACTAAAAACAGACTCTAAGATGTTTGATGATGTTGTTGCAGGAAAGAAAAATTTTGAAATACGATTCAATGATCGAGGCTATAGGATTGGGGACGAACTGATATTGCGTAAAACAAAATACACTGGCATTGAAATGAAGGAAGATGGCAAACCCCTTGAATATGTTGGGTCTCCACTTCACGTTTATGTGACATATATTCTTGCTGGTGGAATTTACGGACTTGTTGGGAGTTGGGTAATTATGTCAATTGAGCCACGAGATGGATGTGCTTAAGACGAAACCTCCTATAGTAACCCCAGACATGAAGGTTGCGAACGAGAACTTCAACAAGCTCAATCCTCGCCAGCAAGAGTTCGCCAGGTGCGCCTCTAGTGCTCACTACTTTGGAACGCATTACGTTTACACCTTCGATGAGATTGATGGAGAAACAAAACTATACCCAGATTACCCATACCTCAAAAATAAAGTAATTCCTGAAATATTACAACCTGGAAACGCCTATTGGCCTAAAAGTCAGCGCATGATTATCACTATCTCGTTTTGCATGGTAGACTTGTGGCTCTGGCTATTCCATGAAGGTGAAAATATTTACTGGACTAGCAAGAACGAGAGGGCAGTCGACAACGGTGGCGAGAACAGTAATTGGAACTCTGTTGCCGGCAAAATGCGATTTATGTACGACCGGCTTACGACCTGGCTCAAGGCCATGGCTCTCGGGAAAGCGTATCATTCAAAAGCTTTATGGAAAAAGGGCAGTATGACAAATGTCTCGAATGGTAATATTATTACGTTCGAAGCTCCAACGTCTGCAGCCGGTGTTGGCCAGGGTTTTACCAGATCACGAATTGATGAGGCCGCCAATGTCATTAACATGGAGACGATTCACGTTAACCTCGCTCAAAGTTGTAGAAATGATCGTCATTATATAAGCTATCCCCTAGGGGCTAACAATTTCTTTGCGGATTTGCATTTCAAGGAAGAACATTACGATTTCAGAGAGGTTGAGATTCACTGGCGTGAGAATCCCAATTATGATGACGATTGGTATAAAGAACAGCAGGCTCGTCTCACTGATTTTTTTATTGCACAGCGGCTCGATATTAGTTTTAAAGAGAGTGCAGTTGGGATGGTTTGGGGTAAATTCAATCGGAATCGTAATGTCGGCGATGTTCCATATATTCCAGAGATACCGATATATCTTTGGTGGGATTTTGGCTTTGTGGATTCCACGAGTGTCGGATTCGTTCAGTTCTTAAAACATGGGGGTGCGGATGGCGTTAAGCTCCGAGTGTTTGATTGGCTTGAAATTAATTTCTCGGATTATGTTGAGGTTTCGGATGCGCTAAAGGTGAAGCTCGGAGGTTACGGGATTGAAGATACGAGACATATTCAGGGTTATGGGGATCCTCAAGTAAAACAAACAACCGTTGCCACCGGCATTTCGATGCAAGAATACTATGAATCCGAGGGATTCATGATTGAGACTTGCGAATCACATCAGACCTCGGTTGTTTTACAAACAATAGACAAATGGCTCGGCGAGGGCTGGCTTAAGATAGATGAGAGCTGTGAACCGTTTATTGATGCAATGCGTTATTGGGACTGGCCGAAAGATCGTCATGGCCGCGCAAAAATTGGCGCGACTCAGCCGACGCACTCAAAATTTAGTCATGCCGGCAAAGCTGCTGAGTATGGATTCACAATGACCTGTATGCAGAGCGATGGCACCGAGTCACTGAAGAAATATAGAGAACAGAGTCAAGAGGTTAAAGAAGCCGCGAAGCCATTCTTTGATCCGAAGGAATTTTAATAGGGGGACACTATGTCAGAGATTGAAATGAGTACTGAAATGAGTGAATGGTTAAAAACTAGGCCGGAAACAATACAAAAACTTGCGAAAAAGTATCCTCCGGGTGCTAGAATTAAGACTTGATGACGGAATTGTTTTTGTCCTTTCCTATTTTGAAGACGACAGTTTGAGCGTGAGCAAAACAAATCCAGCAGAAAACTATGACGAGGCAGTCAAGAACAGGTTTAGGGTCTGCGGTAATTGCATAGAGAGCGAGTTTTTTCTAATTAGGAGAGAGAACATAAAGGAATTTTAAAAATGCCACAAGATAAATTCAGCAACAAAGAAGAGTGGGTTATGGCTGTTTCTATTCCGGCGATTTTGATCACAACGTGGTTTGTATTGCGTCCTGAAACATTTTATCATCGTTTGATATGTGTCTGTTTAGGGGTGTTTTTACTTGCATGTTTTAACGGTTTTTTGTATTATTTAGGCAGACGTGATCAAATCAAGGCGTGAGAGGTGGTATCCAAACGAATAAACAAGGAGGTAAATATGTTTTGTTGGCACTGGCATCGTTGGCCACTTGAATGGCCAGATCACGAGGATTTGGCAAATATGTACTGGGAGGACATTGAGTGTGTATAACCAAAAAAGACAGGAGGAAAATCATGCTACCATTTGAATACGTGATTTTATTTTTCGGGATTTGTCTGCTTCACGCCTTACTCCAGACGGCCTATGATACCGGCAGAGAGGCGGGACCGGCGGATCAAGTTTTCCTTGTTCCCGAAGGATTCAGACAGTTCGGAATCTTCCCGAGTCCATTTAATCGAAAGTCTAATTTCATAGAAAAGCTTGAGCCGCTCGATGAGGTCACAATTCCGACAACGGTACCTCTAGCTGCGGCTGCTTTTTTCGACGACGACGAAAACGAATTCGAGAAGGTTGACTGGAATGTCACGAAACAGACTTTCATAATGACGACGGTGCCACTGGAACCAAAACTCGGTGGATTCCTCATTATGGATGTGTGTTCATGAGCGTCGATTCTAGGTTCCCCGTAATATACGCAGACTTTCCCTGGTCATATCGCCAAAAAGGAAAAACAAGAAGTGGTGGTATTAAACCGATTGGCTCAGTTGCGCATTACGAAACAATACTGGATATCTTCGGGAGATTTTAGTTGAAATTTGATACGACAGTATTTAGTTACTTTATATATGACGGCGGGTTATGGTTCCGTCTGTTTGGCTGGGGTCTGAGTGTAGCTGACTATGTGAAGAATCCGCCCTTATTCATTGAGCGGGAAGACTACAAGAAGGTTTTACGGATCGGAAAATGGGGCGTTGAGATTATTCGACCCCCGATAGCCGATTTATGGGATACTCCAGCTTCTGATCCAATCAAGGATTGTATGTTAGCATTGACATCTATGGGTTATTCGGAACGGGAGGGTGAGATTTTTTTAGAAACCTTAATGGGGGAGCGTGAATATACTATTGATTTGCATTTTGATTTAATGACTGGTAAGCTGAGGCGGAGTTTAGAAGAAAAAGGAGAGGTACGTTGATTGCTTAAAGTTAAAAAAGTCAAAATTGAAATAGAGGTTTGGGATTGCGGATCGTCGCATTGTAGGCATCAAACGGAACGGGCAGCGATTAATTGTAAAACGATACTGGTGAAAAGGGATTTACGATATTCAACCAGAAAAGACTTGGAGAGGATTTTTGCTCAAGATGTATTGCGGGCTATAAAAAAACATCAAAGTATCATTGAAATTAGACGTAGTTTGGATGTTGGCAATTACAAGTTAAAGTTTTTTCTATATAGAAACTATCGAAGATATTTATATAATAATAAAAAAGAAGTAAAAATGGAAAAGGTGACGATGGGGAATATTTTATTAGATATAAAATTTATTAATTATCTCAAAGCTATGTTTCAATGAAATCGGACTAAACTTTTACCCCATTTCAAATAATCAATAGAGGTGGCATCCATGATTTTTAATTCAATAGTAAACGCCGGCCAGGCCGATGCGATCAGAAATCAAACGACAGGTGGTTTTAGGACGTTAAAGGGAATAACTGGTACTGAGAACTTCGGCGGCCAGATTACAGGCGAGGACGAAAACCAAGAATGGGACGACCCAGCCAAGTCTGTCGAAACTGTTGATATCATGAGGAAGTCCTGCGTTAGGGTTCGACAGAGTATGATGCTGATTACTACCCCAATCCTTGGAGCGACCATGAGAATTGAGCCAGCCAGCGAGGATAATGTGGATATTAAGATCGCGCAGTTTGTACAAGATAATTTATTTGATAGTCCATTTTTTAGGTGGGATGATGTACTGAGTCAGCAATTAACATACCTCCCTTACGGCCATTCAATACTTGAGAAAGCTTATAAACGTCATCAAGGCCAAATATGGCTTTCCAATCTTGAGTTCAGAAAACAGAAAACGATATTTGAATGGGATGCACCAATGGGTCAACTAAAACAAGTGCGCCAGACTGAGGTTAATATAGGATCTGAGCGTGAACCGCAACCGATGCTAGCCGAACAGATTGTTCTTTCTATATACGAGAAAGAAGGAAATAATTTTGCGGGGTTTCCTGCAGTCAGACCAGCATGGATCAACTGGAAAGCGAAGATGTTTCTCATTAAGGGTGATATGACTAATTATGAACGATTTGGAATAGGAATCCCACAGATAAAAAATTTAAAATCTGGAGATCTTCCACCAGAAGCTATTGCTGCTGTAAAAGATTTGAGAGCAAACTCAGAAGGATTTATTGCTAGTACTAAAGATTGGGAAATGGGTATATATGGTGGCGGAGATCAGAGGGGTAATAGTGTCATTGATATGGTTACTTGGCATGATCATCAGATCGTCTTTAATGTCATGGGGAACTTCATGACCAAGGGCGAAGCAGCGACGGGCAGCTTTGCGCTTACTAAGGTCGGCGCCGATATGTTCTTCTGCAATGTCGAGCGAGAGGCAAACCGCATAGAGAATATCTGGAACGAGCCCTCGGGTCTTATGATACAGATTCCCCAACTAGTTGAGTTCAATTTTCCGGGAGCTGCATCCCCTAAACTCAGAATAGAAAACCTCAAATTTGCTGATTTAGACGGATTCGCCGACAGACTAACAAAATACAAAAGCTCCGGCGCCATGGACATGACTGACGATATAAAGCGGTTTGTAAGAGAAAGGGAACGAGTACCTCTCCTGGGACTTGATGAGGAACAGCTCGAAGATATGGCGAATGTAGCTCCGACCATAAAGAGAATCGATGGTGGGCGCCCCTATGTTTTGCAATATTCTCGCGGTCAAAGCGGTCGGATACTTAGACTGCAGGGATCTAAGAGAAGTACCTCGGGAATTAGAGTAGCGGCGTAAGATAAAAACATGTATAAACTATATGTGTAAATTACAAACAGCCATCCGCGAAACTAAAGCACAGATTTTTCGAACTGTCGGTATAATGCCGGAGTTTATTTGGTTGCCATTCAATCTATATTTCAGATTGATCTATTCATTGAACCTGCACGATACGGAAGGATTCGATGGACAATTAATTAAATATGAGGGGATGAAAGTTACGGTTTTTTGGAAAAACGAAGATATATTTACGATGCCAATACTGTGTGATAAAACCTGGGTTAATTATTCAACAAGCATGGATCGTTTTGGGTAATCATTATAGAAATCAAATAGTTACAGACGACATGGTCAAGACGCTTATGAAGGGGGGCGGAGTTCGGCTTGAGGGATACCTATTGAATTTAAAAGATGGTCCATTTTCTACTATATCTAGGAATATTTTGCAAGCTGTATCTGATGATGGTCAGAAAGCGTTTGAGATGTATATGACCGACGTTAGTCAGGAACTGTTGAAACGTACAATCAAACGGTTACTCAGTGAAATAAATTCTAGAAAATACATTTCTAAGTCTGTATATAAAAACGGCATACGTCTTGATACTGAATATAGATGCCAGAACCAAAAGTGCAAGCCAAATGGCAAACAACCTCTCCTTTTCAAAACTTCCCGTCCCATAGAGCAACCGATACAAATAAAATGCAAATGCGGGTGGATAAATACTTTCTGGAAAAATCGAATTGACTTCGACGATCAAGGTGCTCTTTATATGAAAACGACCAAGAGCAACGGGAGTGACAAACGAGAAAATTAAACAAAAAAATGAGGCAAAACTATGATTAATGTAACAAAGATTTGGCACGATATCTTAAATTATAATCAAATCATGCTTGATGAAAAAGAAAAATTAAAACTTGTCAACTTAACAACGAATAATACTGTAGCAACAGGAAACACTCCGAGTGAATTACTTGATGCTTATTTTGCAAAGCAAATTAGAGATATGGATAAGAAGAATTTGCAAGAAGCATAATGAGACAAGTTATCCGACTTGATACTGAAGAAAGGATAGACAAATGGCAAAAAGTAAACCATCCCCGAGTCCGATCGATGATATTATTCAGACAACAAAGAAAATCAGAAAAATGACTAGATGTTTGCCGGATGATCACATTAACATCGCTGATGTCAAAAAAGCCATGAAGTCAATTCACGGCGCGACTGGTTCCCAGCCAACGGGGCTCACGGCTCACCTGCAGACCTTCAAAGAAATGGGTATTGACGCCGAGAAGGACGGTGAACATCTTGGCGGTGGAGTGTACTACGTGAGAGCTAACATAGATGGAATTAATAGAAATTGATTAAAAAATTCAAAAAGTCCTTGACATTTACAACCTCTTTTATTATATAGATCATAATTAAGTCCTGTTCCTTTGGTTAAGTAGATGGATAGTTTAGCCGGTGGCTACCACGATGTCACCGGCAAACATCCGAAGACAGGCACCCGAAAATCATAGAGGCTTCTTAGAAAGCCCGACAAGGTTGAGTTATCATCTCAATCATGTTGGGCTTTTTTTGTTTTTAACTAGGAGTACCATGCCAAGAGATTTGCAGTTCAGAGAACAATTCAGAACGCTGGATGGAAACGATGACACCGACGCAACAGACGCCTTTGATTTGCAGGGCAATAAGAATCTCGCTGTTGACATTGCTGCAAACACAGGTGGCAATACGACTCATGTCTGTACGGTTCAATTAAGTTTTGACAAAACTACATGGCTGGGTTTTACGGTTGCCAAAACAATCGCGCAAATCGGGAAATTGGATGATTTCACAACAAATGCAAAATGGGTCAGGGTCAGAGTTAGCACTGCGGAGGGTGGTGCCTCATCCATTTTCGTGAGGATTCATGCAAAGCCATGATAACCTTTTATCAAGCTGAAGGATTTAATCAAATTATTTCTGATGTAACCGACACACCGTTATGCGAACAAACATATTCAGAAAAAATAATTCCATTGGAAAAGAAATTGACATTGAAGAAGCGGCAATCATCTCAGACGAGTGGATCGCTAAACTCAAACCATATTGTCATAAAATAAGTTCAGCCGGTACTGTTCGGAGAAAAGATCGTGAAACTACAAATGACATTGACGTCGTTCTTATTCGAGACCCGGGAAAACAGAAAGAATTTTCTGCCGTTCTGGATGCCCTGGAGAATATCAAGGGAAAGTCAGATGGTAAATGGTGTATGCGGAAACTTGAAAATGGTGCCGTTCTGGATGTCCGGATGTGTGAAGAGGATGATTGGGGCTGGAATTTGTTTAGACATACTGGCCCGACTTCATTCCATCTGTTTGCTCTGGATGAACTCGATGGCAAAGAAAAAAATTTCAAAACCGAGGATGAGGTTTTTGATGCCCTGGGTATTGATTTCGTTGAGCCTGGAGAACGGGGAATTTTTGAAACTAAGGAGAACAATGCCATGAACTGGATTGAACTGATGAAATCTAAAAAGCAAATCGGTACAGTTTCGGTCAGACACATTGAGGGGAAAAAACATGAAAAGCACGCCGAGATTTCTATTCGAGGATTGATCGGTGATGGTTTTTTTGAAAGAGGCGTGACTGACAAGACGATTGCCAATGCTTTAAAGGAAGTCGGAAAAGTTGATGTCCTGGATGTGCGGATCAATTCTGGCGGTGGCAGTGTTTTCGATGCGTTTTCTATTTTCACTCAGTTTAGAAGGTTTGATGCCAAGATTGTCACTATTATCGAGGGTATTGCGGCCAGCGCCGCTGCATTTATTTCTCAGGCTGGAGATGAACGAGAGATGTCAGACAACGCTTTGTTTATGATTCACCGAGCAAGTGGGTTTGCCGGAGGTAACGAAGATATTGTTTCTAAGCTTCTCAATTTACTGAGGAAAATCGACAGCATTATGAGGGATACCTTCAAGAAAACAAGCAATCTTAATATCGGCGGTATCAAGGATCTAATGAAAGATGAAACCTTTCTAACTGCTCAGGAAGCCCTTGAAAAAGGATTCATTGATACAATTACCGAGGACAGTGATGTCGAGCCTCACATCTCTCCAGATGATAATCAGGATGAAGTATTTGCGGATATCTACAAACACCACGCTAAAAATTTTGAGACAAATGAACATAGTTTTGACAGTATTTCAGAATTAGTTGAAAACGAGTTGACACCGGATAAGTTTTCAATAGACCCGTACCGTCCCGTAGATTTTTCAGAACTTTCTATTTCACACCTTCCCTGCGTTAAAGATGGGATCGTTAATATAAACGGTCTCCGATATTTGAAAGCCCGACTTCCACTCACTGTTATAGATGACGATGTAGATTCTAAGAAACGTGAAGCAATCGAAACATGGATTAGCATAGCAGAGAGTAAGTTCGACGTAGAGAAACAAGCGGGCAAGTATAAAGAAGACAAAAATTCCTTCCGGATTGCCCTGGAGGTTGATGTAGCTGGAAAAACGCAAATATTTATTCAAACTGAGGAGAACATTCAAATGGATGCCTTTATCATGAATTACCTAGGCGTTAAAGACGAAACTGAGCTTTTGGATGCCATGACCAAACTGAAAGAATCTGGCCTATTAACATCCAATGCGGTGCCTCCCGTTGCTTCGACTGGACATGTTGTGCCGACCACAACGACCGCACCAGAAATTATCACTACGGTTGCGCCCGATGCCGAAAGGATGTCAAAAATTGAATTGCAGGTGGCTCAGGTATTAACTCAAAACGCCACACTTATTGCCGACAATACTCGCAAAGACAGCTTGCTTGATGTGTCCATAAGTAAGGTTGAAGAGGTTATACAGTTCAAAAACCAATCCCTCCTGGACAAGCGAAGAAAAGTCATAGATGAACTATTCTACGATAAAAATAAATTGAGCCCGGTTCAATATGAAAAGGCAAAAAAGGATTTTGTCGAAATCGAACCGAAGGATGTGCCGGAAACCGAGAGTCTGTATAATCTCTCAATCCAACTTTTCAAGACAAACGATGTCAATGAAAAAATGCATTATTTGCGCGGCGACGGCGGAGATCCAGAAGTTGTCGAGGCGTCTGGAACAAAATACGAAAAAGCCCTTGATGCTATAATCAAAGAAAAGGGCTGGAATCCGGACGATGAGGGTGATTTAACGAAAGCAATGGCAATTTTGGAAAAAACAAACCCAAAACTTACCGCTGCTGTTGTCGAAGATTCAAAGGTCAAAGAATAATAAACGTAACTAAATTTATTAACCCATAACTGTTAAATTGAATTTCTAAAAGTAAGGAGTAAATTATGGCTTTCGCAGCTGGTGAAGGACAAGATCAGTCTTATGAAATAAGCGAAGATGCCTCGGCTAAACAATATCATTGTATGGTACAAGGCGCAACTCTCAAGTCTGCTTTGCTTGCTACTTCTGCCGGTGAAGTTGTTCTTGGCATTTTGCAAGATACCGGACTTGATGGTTCATCCGATGTTGAACATGGAAATGTTCGAATATCAGGTGAAAGCTTAGTTAAGATTGGTGGGACAATTTCTATTGATGACAAGCTTCAGGCTGATACTGATGCGATGGCTATCGTTGCCACAACCGCTGATCAGGTATTAGGAGTAGCACTTGAGGCTGGTGTCGATGGAGACTTAATCCGTGCTAAAATTTCGCCTGAAGGAATCTTTTAATTAAAGCGGAGGTAAATTATTATGTCGAGTAAATACGGAAGAGCGAATCCGCTTTTGACAAGGCTTTCTTTGGCAAGGCGGAATGCAAGAAATGGATATGTCGCTGAATTTGTTGCTCCATCGATCAAGGTTGGACCGACAAGTCATGGCGAATATTACGAGTTCAATGAAAAGAATTTCTTTCAATTGCCTGAAAATCAAAAAGCAGCTGATGGAGTTTCGAGAGAGTTGACCATGGATGCGGCACTCCTAACTTTTAAAACGGTTGGGTATGGCTCACGCATGGGATATACTCAGAAGGAATTGAATGATTTTGGCGGGCCGGAGTTAGGTCTGCAACGAGTGAAAATGAATATCGTATCTGATTCAGATATGAACGCCCACGAGAAGCGTGTTGGAGATTTGGTTACCACGGCCGGAAGTTATGTCGCAGCCAACAAAATCACCTTGTCTGGAACCGATCAATGGGATGATATTTCAAGCGATCCTTTCGGTGAGATTATCAGCGCAAAGATCGCCATCAAAAACGACTCTGGGCAAGAGCCGAATGCGATGGTTTGTTCTTTCTCTAACTTCTGGACAGGATTGGCGGCACATCCTGACATTCTTTCCCGGGTTCAGGCGCAACTTAAAGATTCAGGTTTTAGTGCAAGTGGAATCACGCCTGCCCTGGTTGGCTCTCTTTTCGATGTTGATTTGAAGGTTGCAAGTGCCAGATATGTCAGTTCAAATCCTGGTCAGGCAACTGTGACCAAATCGAGCATTTGGGGTAATTTTGCCCTTATTTTTCACAAAACACCAACCCCGGCCAAAGAGATCATAAATTTGGCCTATACTTTCTCGCTCCAGAATTTCATCATGCGCACGTACTTTGATGAGCCGAGCAAGAAAACGTTTGTCGACAACGATCATGACGTGCAGACCAAACTGATAGCTGCATCGGTGGGGTATTTAGTCACAAATCCAACGACTAACTAATGCCTGAGAAGAAAGGACAAGTCCTGGCCATCTATAAGGTGGTCAGGAATTTAAAGTTACAACATCTTGGCCGGATCATGAGTGGAAAGTTCGTTTGGTGTCGTGCGATTTTCGCCAAAAACTATGTGATCCGCCATGAACTTGTGAGATGTCGTTCAAAGAGACCTGCGAAGCAAGACGCAGTTCTGGTAAATGCTGCCTGGATTGATATTATGGACGATCCATTGAAGAAGAAACAATAAAAGGAGGAAACCATGCCTAAATTCGATGTTTTAGATCCCCTAAAAAGAAACGGTGAGCGCTTTGAACCAGGCGATAGTGTTGACATAGAAAAAGATAATGCCAAGCCATTACTTGCATCTGAGACTATTGGCGTTCCAGGCTCATACGAAAAAAGTCTCTTGACCTTGGAAACCCTTGAAGTGAAAAACAAGAAATTGGTTGATGAGATCGCGGCAGTTCAAAAGGAAAACGCGAATCTCAAGGAACAGCTTTCAAGGATCGCTAAAGGACAGGACGACAAAAAAGATAAGGGGGGCGGCAAGTAAAGCGTTTTTCTAGTTCTTGAAAAAACAAAAATGAGGAAATCATGAAATCCAAACTATTAAATACTTTTATAATTCTTTGCATTTCGACCGTGGCGTTTCTGTTTGCTCACGGGAACATGAGTAAAGCGACCATTGGATTTTTGCAAGTCACTAAAAATCTTTCGGTTACCGCTGGCGGTCTGTTGACTGTCGGTACAGACGGAAATGGCGTTGACGTCACCTTTTATACCGATGTCGCGGGGGAAGAATTTCTTTGGGATGCCTCTGCAAATTCTCTCAATTTAGACGGCACAAATGCGACGAATGTTTTAGTAGTCAGCGATGGAAACGTTGCTATCACAGACGACATCGATGTTGATGGAACCACTAACCTTGACGCGGTGGACATTGACGGCGCCTTTCAGCTTGACGGAACATTGACGGTTGGAGTTGCCGGGACTGGACTTGATGTTCAGTTTTTTTCAAATACATCAGGCGATCACCTTATTTGGACAGCCGCAGATGAAGCTCTGACAATTATCGGAACTGCCGGCCAGGACGCCTTAAATGTTGATGACGGAAATGTTGATATTGGAGCTGACGTTGACATTGACGGGGTTTTAACCGTAGATGGCATAAATGCAAGCGCTATTGCGGTTACTGATGCGGCGACTTATGCGTTGCTCTTGGCGAACACTGGAATGGTTCACCTTATTCCTGATATGTCCCAGAACTCGGACATAGATTTTCCGGTGGAGGCTGCTGGTCTATACTACGAGTTTATTTATATCGGGGGAGCAGCTGATGCCCATGATGTTACTTTTGACACACAGAATAATACTAATTTCTTTATCGGTGGGTTCGGTTTCTTAGATACCGACGCGGGTGATGCGGCTGACGAAGTTCACATCGGGCTTTTTAGTAACGGCAGCTCGAACTCTAAGTTCACGGTAAATAACATTACAGCCGGAACACGTCTTAGTTTTTATTCTGACGGAACGAATTGGCATGTGAATGGCGTCGTCTTTTCAGACACAGCGCCAGCATTTGCTGATCAATAAAAGGATTTCAGATGAAAATTGTATTAATTCTATTTCTTTTTTTTGTCGGGTGTTCTTCTAACGGGGTACTCTTAAATAAAATAGAGCAACTCGAGAAGAAAGTTGAACAATTACATTCCGCTGAATATTCTGGTGAAATAATAAGTGCCGATAAAATTATATTTACCGATGATACAGAAACGGCCTTGACTACAACCCCATACCGTTGTTGAAATATTTGGATCATCGTAATGATAATTGCCGTTTTGATCCCAATATTCATGAACATTCATTAGGGTTGTCGCTGTTGTTCCTCTTTGTATAGTACCCTTTAAACCTGCTTCTTTGCATTGGGCACAGAAGATTCTCTGAACAATTTCAAATCCATTCTCAATGTTCCATTCTTCAATAATCTCACTACCAATGAATTGCCTTATATCAACGCCACCGATTTCATCTTGTTCTTTGGCCGTTTCTGTATCATCGGTAAATATAATTTTATCGGCACTTATTATTTCACCAGAATATTCAGCGGAATGTAATTGTTCAACTTTCTTCTCG